CTTTGAAAGCGTACAAGACACAGCAAACCCACCTCAACAAGAGCCCGAGGTAGGAGAAAATGATTCCCCAAAGTTTGAAACTGCTCAGGATGCCGTCACATGGCATGAAGGAGACCATCCTAGAGCAGACAATGGACAATTTGGTTCAGGTGCAAGCGTAGCTAATACAACTCCAGTAGGTAAGGTAACTTCACAGATTGAAGCTCCAGCTTCTTCGACAGCTCTTACAGAAAAACCAAAAGCACCGACTGCAAAAGAAAACAAAAAACAAGTTGCAACAGAGCCCCCAAAGGCTCCAACTGCAAAAGCTAATCAAGGTCATTTAGAAAAAGCTTTGAAAAAAAGCGATGTAGATAAACTTCCAGCAGAAAAGCAAAAGGAATTTACCGATGTCTACGAAAAAGCTGCAGCGAACAAGGAGTTTTTTGACTCTACCAACGCAGAGATTGCAAAAGAGCTGGGTGGAGAGGCTGCTGTCGTTCCTCTCAAAGGGTCGACCCGAGCAGTCGAAAAAGTAATCAATGAATATGACGGTGATGTATCTAAGCTTAAAGATTTATTGAGAACCACTATTTCTATTAAATCTTTGAAAGACACAAACAAAGCCATTGATGCAATCAAAGCCAAGTATGGCGAGCCAGTCAAACTAAAAAATACGCTAGATCCTTCTGCCGATTCTGTTGGTGGATCGGGTTATCGTGACGTAAATATGGTCTTTGAAGTCAAAGGTTCTTATGTTGAAGTTCAAGTCAATATGAAATCAATGCTTGAAGTGAAGCATGGAGAAGGTCATGCTGTATATGAAGAGGTCCGCACAATCATTGGCAAGGCTTCAGGAGAAAAGCGACCAATGACCAAAACAGAGGTCAATCAGGTCGCTAAACTAAACGCAAGGTCTAAGCAGCTTTATTCCGCAGCTTGGGATTCAATGATGAAGTCTTGAAATGACTCGGGGGTGCAAGGCAATAAAAATGCACCCTCTAAGTTGAATGGCTTAGGCTGACCATTAATCCAAATAGCCGACATTGGAATATCGCCACCTGCGTTTACTGTTACTGGCTGCTGATCGTCACCTGTTACATAAAAAATTGTGTCAGGTCCTAGTTGGTAATCACCGATTTTCATAATCATCCTTTTTTGTTGGGTGTGAATACTATTATTGTAAGAGTATTAGTTAAAACATTAAAGCCCCGAAGGGCTTAGGTTAACAAACTTTTAAGCCTTCGATAATTTCTTGAGCTTTAAAGAAAGCGTCTGCATACTCAGGTTTGCCAAAGGGCATATAAGGAACTTCGATTGCGCTGCCGTCTGCAAGCATAGCAAGGGCAACAACTTTTTTGACTGGAAAATACCTCATTTGACGAATGCTTACTTTGTAAAAACGACCATTGTTTTGTGCAAGTTGAATCATTTTTAATTCTCCTCAATTAGCTCGGTACAAAGCGATTGCGCCAGCCATTGCTTCCTCGGCTGCTATTGCGTCCCCGCCAGCGATCAAAACATTTTTGGCTGCATCGGCAATTTTGCCCAAGTCCATAATGTTGAACTGAATGCCACAGCCGATTTTGTTAAAAATGGCTTGAACTTGATTTTCGATTGCTTTTTTTGATTTTTTCATTTTGTTTCCTTTCGTGAATAAATGAGAATACAACTTAATTATATACCTATTTAGCATTGTGTCAAACGATTAATTCGGAATATCCGTACTGCTCCTCCAAAATCATTCGGACGTGTTCACGATCTAATGAATCACCAATGACCGGAGATCCGCAGCGATACTTTCCCCCATCCTTTGACTGCAAGAAGCGGATTGCTTGACGGATTATTTCCATTGGGACATTCATGTCATAGACCCCGCCAGCACCGTAAAAGCTATAAACGTAATTGGAAAAAACTTTCAATTCTTGGTATGACATCATGCTGGTATCCCCCTAAACATTAATTCCATTAAGATTAATTCGATCATGATTCCGTCCAAAGCGTTAGGGCTGGCAACGGCATTAAAAGATTCTTTTCTTGCCAACAGTTCCTCGTCAGACAATTCGTAAATATCGACAACATAATCCATTTTTAGGCTCCTTGAAATTGTTGGATGACAGATCGAGCAACGGCAGCTCTGCCAGCCTGACCTTTGGCGATTGCTAATGCCAAGATTGCTTGGGCTTGCTGGACGTTAAAAACTTCGTAACCGTAAATTGGCAAGCTCATATCAAACCCCCGCATATTGCATTTGGGCGATAACATCAGCGATTGCAGCAGCGATCACTACTTGACCGTTACCAACAGCAACGGCATACATACCTTGGGCTTGGGCGATCCCAACAATTTGAACCCCATAAACATTGAAAGCCATTTTGATTCCTTTCGTGAAAAATCAGACTACATGGTTAGTATGATGCTTATTAAGCATATCGTCAAGCGATTTATTATTTATTTTTAGGTGTATGACAAAAATACAACACTCAAAAAAAGATTAAAAAACTATTGACATTATGCCTAGTTAGTATATTATTAACGTGTAGTCTTCATTAATCACGAAAGGAAATGAAAATGGCACGTCAAATGAGTATCCCAGCCCAAGCAGCCAGCATGATTCGTCAATACATGAGAGCGAATGGTATCGCTGGCAGTGTGCGGAGCGAGAGTTACAGCATGGGCAGCAGCGTGAATGTCAGCGTTGTTGATATGCAACCTGCAGCAGTGGCAGCCTTGGAAGCGTATGCGAACCAGTTCCAGTATGGCAATTTCAATGGTATGGAAGATATTTACGAATACAGCAATAGTCGTGAGGACATTCCCCAAGTGAAATATGTCTTTGTTCGTAACGAAATCAGTGCTGGATTGCGTCAACAGATTTGGGACTTCGTAAGAGGTTATTACGCTGGAATGGAAAACGCTCCAGTAGATGCAAACGAAGCTGGTAGCTTTTATAACCAAAGCTTCAATCAGTACGGTAGCAATATCATTTATCGTCAATTTGCTGGTGGCAGTTGCCAAGAGCAATTTTGGAATTTCGTGAATGGTGTTGCCGAAAGGGAGGCAGCTTAATCGTTGCCCTTCAGGGCAATGCTAAAGTGGTATAATGTAGTTGTTGGTTCACGAAAGGAAAAAAATGAATTACTTAGAAGTCTTGGACGCTGTTGCCTTTGCTGCTGAAGCGCATAGCGGTCAAGTAAGACGTGACGCAGAGGGATCACCTTATATTCGTCACCCCATTGAAGTCGCTCAGTTGTTGAGCATGGCAGGAATTGAGGATGAAGACGTTATCTGCGCTGCGATTTTGCATGATGTTGTAGAAGATTGCGGTGTCGGAGTGGATGTTATCGGCTCAATGTTTGGTCCCCGAGTCGCTGGATTTGTCGGAGAAGTTAGCGATGAGCCCGATTTGCATGGCGCAGCACGTAAAGATGCCCAAGTTGTTAGGGTCGGAATGATGAGCCCTGAAGCTCGTTTGATAAAAGTTGCAGACAAAATTTGCAACATGAGCGATGTTTTGTATCGTCCACCTATTGACTGGGATGCAAGCAAAAGAGCAGAATACTTTGAGTTTGGGCGCAGAGTTTTTAATGCTGCCAATATTCCCAATGAATATTTGCGTGAATGTTTCGCTGAAGTAGTGGCTAGAGGGGTTTTCAATGAATAAACGAAAACGTGGTGGATTTGGATATGTGCCATCACCCCCTGAAATTATTGCTGCTCGTGGCTCAATGTCTCAATCCAAGGCAGCCAGTTTGATCTATACTACTCAAGCAAGATGGAGTAATTACGAAACTGGCAAAAGTAGAATGCACCCTAGCGCATGGGAGCTTTTCAATTTGGTAAAGGGTGACGATGGCAGGGAAGGCGAAACCTAAGAGTGGATTAGTCGGTGGCGCATTACGACCTAATGCAAGCATTGCTGCCGACTACGCTAAGCCGACAGTTGATCTGATCGGCTTAATGTCTCGGGATGTCGAGCGACACCTAAAGAAGCTATTTAAACAGAATGAGTTTGGATTTGCGATGGATGCGTCCATTTCAAGCCAAGCTCGTATTCTTTTGAACTGGCTGCTTGCTAAGTGGTCAAAACGCTTTAACGACATCGCCAAGAGCTCAACAGAGCGCATGATAGAGCGCACTATCCGCAACTCAGCCGTAACGCTGGGGCTGTCATTAAAGGAAGCTGCGGAGGATTTTAAGATCGATACTTCCTTCAGGAATGCTCAGATCAATGATGTAATCAAAGCCAGCACCCAAGAAGCTGCAAACCTTATCAAGGTAATTCCGCAAAAATACTTAGCCGAAGTCCAAGGGCAAGTTATGCGAAGCATTACCACTGGCAAAGGAATGGAGGATTTAGTCCCCTTTCTCACAAAGAAATACAATGGAAATATTCGTCATGCGAGAAACACTGCACTAGATCAGACTCGTAAAGCCTATCAATCAATCAATACTTCAAGACTTAAAACTCTTGGGGTTAAAAAGTTCATATGGATACATTCCGGAGGAGGTAAAGAGCCTCGGGTGAATCATATTAGAATGTCGGGTAATGAGTATTCATTCGACAACCCCCCTGTAATTGGGGTAATGTACGGGGAAGAAGTTCGGGGATTACCCGGAGATTTGCCAAATTGCCGATGTATTTGCAAACCAGTAATCAACTTTGATTTAGACGAATAAGGAACCAAAATGAAAGATCAATTAAACGCAGTAGAATCAGCGAACATGAGCATTGCCTCAATCGCTGGCATGGGCGAATCTGCCCAAGCAGAAGGTGTTTACACTTTTAAATGCTTTGAATATGAAGGCGGTCCCCTGCTTTGGGAAGACAAAATCGATAACGTAGTTTGTACCCTTGGTAAAAACTTGATGCTGCAGACAGCTTTGACTGGCTCAGCTTACACCGTAACAGGTCCTTACATGGGATTGATTTCATCCGTTGGCTATACAGCAGTTGCTGCAGCCGATACGATGGCTTCTCATGCTGGCTGGAATGAAGCTGGCTCTACTAATGCTCCGACTTTTGCAGCTCGTGTGGCTCCTGCTTTTGGCACTGCTTCTGCTGGTGCAATTTCTACTAGCACTCCAACAAGCTTTACAATGACTGGCGCAGGTACTTTGGTAGGTGCATTTATCACTTATGGCACTGGCGCAGTTGCTACTTTGATGAGCACTGCAGGAACTTTGTTGTCTGCTGGCGCATTCACTGGAGGCAATCAGCCTGTAAATAGCGGTAACGTGGTTCAAGTTACTTATTCACTCAGCCTCTAATTAAGGAATAAATCATGCCTAAATTTACTCAAGGTCAAGAAGTATCTCAAGTCATTACTGCCCCTATTACTGGGACAGTGCAAAAGTTTGCTTTTGACGAAAACACTGGCGAAATCGTCTTTTTGGTAGCCTACAAAGACGCTGACGGTGAAGACCAAGCACGTTATTTCAAAGAATCTGAAATCGCTGCCGTTTAATCATGACTTTTAAATTAGTTGATCGGGTACGGGAAACTTGTATTTCTCCCGGCACTGGCACAGCCGTACTTGCTGGGGCTGCGCTTGGCTATCAGACCTTCTCTGCAGGAGTAGGCGCAAATAACACAACTTATTATGTTATTGCGGATCAGTCAGGCGCAAACTGGGAAGTGGGTTATGGCACTGTCGGAGCATTAGGTACAACCCTTGCTCGCACTACAGTATTATCCTCGTCTAATGGTGGATCATTGGTAAACTTTACCAGTGGCACTCAAGACGTATGGGTAGATTACCCGGCAACTAAGGCAGTATTTCAAGACTCAACAGGGACCGTATCTGTCCCAGTATTGTTGACAACTTCAACAACAAGCACAACTCCAAACCTTAGCTTTAATGCTTCAAATACTGGTTTTGCAGTTGGTGCAACAGTTGCAGGAAATTATTTGCAATCCATGTTGCAAAACAAAAGCGGAACTGCTGGAGCTTCAACCAATTACGTTTTAAGCAATGACTTAGGAACCGACTCTACCTATTACGGTGAGTTCGGCATGAATTCCTCTGTTTTTAGTGCGTCAACTCCTGCAGACTTTTTTTCAATAAATAACGGAATTTATTTTTCAGGTCATGATGGTGATATATCGATTGGTTCGGGGAATGGATTTAAGACTTATTTAGCTTGGGGAACTACCGGGCAATCTGCTCACGTTATTAATGCTTCAGGTGCTTTAGGATTTTCCACTAATTTAGGTACAACTCCAGCATTAAGCGGAACAACTGGTTACGGAACTGCTGGTCAAGTACCAATTAGCGCAGGATCTACTGGCGCAGTTGTTTGGAGCAGCACCCCTACGTTGACGGGGACTAACTTTACAGGCGTTCCTATTAGCACTGCAATTAGTGGTTTAGGTACTGGCGTTGCTACTGCTCTAGCTGTTGCCGTAGGATCTGCTGGCGCATTCGTAGTCAATGGCGGTGCTTTGGGTACACCTTCAAGCGGTACGCTTACAAATACAACTGGCTTTCCTGCTGCCAACTTAGCAGGAACTACATTACCTGCTGCAATCGTAACTTCTAGTCTTACCTCTGTTGGCACAATCGGCACTGGTACATGGCAAGGAACTGCAATCGGAGCGGTTTATGGCGGTACAGGACAAACCACAGTAACTGCTGGCGATTTGCTTTATGGATCTGCAGCAAATACATGGTCCAAGCTTGCTAAAGGTACTGACGGTCAAATATTGCGTTTGGTGACAGGTTTTCCAGCTTGGGGTACTGATTACACAGGGACCGTCACTAGCGTAGCTGCTTTAACTTTAGGCACTACAGGCACTGATTTAAGCTCTACCGTAGCCAATGGCACGACAACTCCAGTAATCACTTTAAACGTGCCTACTGCTTCTGCTGCAAACCGAGGCGCACTAAGCTCAACTGATTGGTCTACTTTTAACGGAAAACAAGCTGCGCTAGTAAGCGGGACCAACATTAAAACTGTTGGCGGTAATTCTTTGCTGGGGTCAGGTGATGTCGGAACGATTGGATACGCTTATGGTGGTACAGGGCTAACTGCAGTACCTACCAATGGTCAATTAGATATTGGTAATGGTTCAGGATTTACTCGATCCACTTTAACTGCTGGAAACTACATAAGTATTGCCAACGGTGCTGGATCAATAACGATTAACAATACATCCTTATATCAAGCCTCATATTTAGTTGTTGGTGGTGGCGGTGGCGGTACTTTAAACGTGGCTGGCGGTGGTGCCGGTGGATTCATTAGTGCTTCTGTAGGTTTGTTGGTAGGAACAACTTATTCGGTAATTGTTGGCGCAGGTGGTCCAGCAAGTTCTTCTCCACCAAACGGTAATGGTGGAAGTTCTTCCGCTTTTGGTTCTATTGCTATTGGCGGTGGATCAGGCGCAGTTAGCTCAAATCCGGGTCAAGCTGGAGGATCAGGTGGTGGAGGTTCGGATGCAAATAATGGAGCCGGAGCTGGCACTTCAGGTCAAGGCAACGCTGGCGGTGTTGGTAC